ACAAGCGGCGACCGGCGGATAATGCGGTCGCCTAATAAGTTCAGAAAGCGGTGATGTCGCCCACACACGTACACTGTACCATAAACACGGTGTACCGGCAAGTTTTAACGTAAGTGCTGTAAGACTTCACGCAAGCGTCTATGAAATGCCGGGCTTGAGTCAGAAACGAAATGGCCATTTCCATCTTCGATGAAGAAGTTATCGGAGACGATAAAACCTTTCTGTTCCGTCGCCCACTTCTCAAGGGTAAGGCCGAAACTTGCCGCCACATCATCTGCTTGGCTCATCTCGTAAGGTAAGCTGTCCGCATATCCCCGGAGCACGGCTTCGTCCATTACGTCATTACTAGTGAGAAGGTCTTGGATAAACTTGTTTGAGAACTTTTTGATTTTCATAGTTTTCCCCTTTCGCCGCTCTTGCGGCAACTAAATTGTTTTGTTATAAGTATTATATCAAATATAAATACTTTTGTCAACTTAAATTCACAAACCTTTATCTAATCAACATATAAACTTAATGGGTTTATTTACTGCCTTAATATTAAAGGTATCTGAAAGCACAAAAAAGCGGATTCTTGGGGTTTTAAAAATTTCAAACCTCAAAAGTCCGCTTTTTTGGTATATCGGTAGTCCAGTAAAACGCCTTTTGCTTGACTATCTCATATCTTAGTCCAGTAAAACGCCTTTTGCTTGACTACCACTCTCTAAGTGTGTACATAACCGTACCGCCTTTAAGCCCTGTTTGGTCTGCATGGGCTATGGCTTCAATCCGTCCTGCCTGATACCCTACGGACGCATAAGCTTTGCCGTCGATATAGGTTACTCCGCTCTTAATCTTATGGTTGTTACGGAGATTTATTTTATAGACTTCTACTTTCTGCTTTTCGTCGTTAGCCGTTACAATCGTTCGGTCAGATTTAGCTGTCGCCGCTTTCGGAAGAGTCGGGTCTTGATTTCTAATTTGAGTAGTCGTTAGGTCTGCCGCTTTTTGTAAATTCGGAGCTTGCACGTAATAGGTTACGTTCGGTTCAACTTTTCCGTCGTGTATCCGTTCGATTTGAGTCACGATTTGACCTGCTGACGTATCATCGACGTGTAATTTCGATTTTACAACATTTTTGTCTGTTGTTTGGGAAAAAGGTATTTCTGTAGTCCTTTCTGACGGTGTTTTGACATGGTGTGCGGCAAAGTATATGCAAAGAATGCAAAAAGCCGTTAGAAGTAAAAATAAGGCTATTTTCAAGCGTTTCGGTGTTTTTAACGGATTTTCCATTAGATTTTTCATGCTTTTTCTCCTTTCTAGCAAAAAAGGGTAGTACAAAAATGTACTACCCATGCTTTTTAGTCATTATACCTGTAATTAAGGTCAACTTGTACGCCGTTTATGAAACCGCTGTCGGTGTATTGCCATATACTCGCCTGCCTGTTCGGTCGTTCGGCGTTATAGTAATTCTTCTCGTCGTAAATGGATACCCACAACGGAATGTAGTCGGGTAACGCTGACGTGTCCATACAGTTGATAAGAGTATCATATCCTGCATACAAGCCTACATACTTTCCTGCGGCGTTCATTCGATTCATGAAAGCCATGATGACCTGCGGTAAACGATGATACCCTAACTCTTTTTGACTCTGCTCTTCTACGTCATACCAGATTCCTGCGTCCAGTTGAACGCCGTCTAAGTAGGTATTCAACTGGTCAAGTAACCAGTCGGCTTCGGCTTCGGCTTCTTCTTCTGATGTGGCGGTACTGTAGAAGTAGATACCGATTTCCATGCCTGCCGCTTTAGCGGCGTTAATGTTCTGCACGAACAGGTCATCTAATGCTTGCCTGCCGCTTGCGCTTCCCGTGTAGCCCAGTCGAACGATACAAAACTTATAGCCTTGCGCTACGGCTAGGGTGTAGTCCAATCCTTCCTGACAATATGATACGTCTATGCCATAACTCATTTTACGTTATCTCCTATCTTCACCAAAGAATTAGAAATGTTAGGCCTTTGCCCTTCGGGTGAGTTGTATTTGCTATCAAGGCCGTACTTCGTCCATGCGGCTTTTGCAAGCCCTACGACGGTTACAATACCTGCACCTACGGCTGATACGCCTTGCCAACAGCTATTGATTTCAAATTTCGTTCCGTATAGGCCGTTACTCCAGAAACCGTAAAGCCACGATAGCACAATCACAACTAATAAGACGAACAGCACCACGGCTAGAATGGCGATAAGGGCAAGCCAATTTGACTGTGCCCATTCGCCGAATTTAATAAATTTACTCTTCACTTTTTCTCATTCCTACAGTAGCTAATGACTACTGCGGCGCTCCTTTCTGTCGTGCCATTTCCGTGCGGATTTCATTTACGTCTGCCGTAAAATTGTTAAGCCGTTCTTCGACAATAGCAATTTTACGGTCAAACTCGTTCCGCTGTTGACGGGATATTTTGATTTCATCCCTCAACTCTTTTAACGTCGATTGCAAAGCCGTGTACTGAACGGCTTGAGATTCTCGCAACGCTCGGTACTGGTTCGTTAGTACCTGCGTATCAAGTTCTCGTTTAGCGTTTAGGTCGTTAAGGACAGGAAGGATGATAAGTCTGTGGAACATCCCCCCAACGCCTAGCACTATGGCTACCAGTGCGGCTATGCTCTCGATTCCCCATGCCATTGTCATATTAGTTATCTAACCTCACTTAGTTAAAGATGTACATACTCAAGCCTGCCGTCTGTCACATCAAGCTGTTGTCCTTGGCACTCAAAGTCGAATACATCATTCTGTACAAGGTCGGTGTCGCCTTTGCTTCTAGCAATGTTGAGATACATAGATATGCGCTGACTTTGACTCGGCATATCAACATGGCTCGGCCATTCTCCTATACAGTTTACGTTCTTAAAGTGCTGATTGAGTGCTAGTAAGCCGTCGGCCTTAATCGCTGTTCCCCGTTCGTAACAATCAATAATAAGCGGAACGTCATACTGCCGTGCATGGCCTGTCCAATATGACCATTTAAAGACGTCCGCAAGAGATTCATAAGTCCGTGTTCGGATACATACGTTGCCTTGTGAGTTAAGGTAAAGTTTAGCTCCTGTCGCTCCCTGTGTGTCGTCTTGGATAACTTGTTCGGCTTTGTTCTGCGGTATGGTGATTTCGTTGTATACGCCTTTGGATATGTTAGGATACAAAATATCAAGCGTCTTTTCTTCGCCGTCGAACGGTGTGGAAAGCGTAAACGTAAGCGTGCCGCTTGCAGGTATCTGTTGTAAATTTCGATGGTCTTGTTCGGCAATAAAGAAGTGCGGCTGACCTTTGACTTCTACTGTTGTACTGCCAACTTCTACCTTTTTATTAACTAAGGCAAAAGGGGCAACGTGATTTGTATACTCGCCGTCGGGAACGATTTCCTTTACGATAGCACGGAGTATATCTTCAAGGCTGTCACTATCGACTAATATAGCTCTGTCGTCTAGCATGTTTTTAATACTCGGAAAGCTCAAGCTAACCGCTTCGCTTGTGCCGCTCGTGCCATTTACTCCGTCCTTACCGTCTTTACCTTTAAGGCTTTCAAGCCATTCTTTCTCCGTACCCGTAAACCCGTTATCGACGGCGACTTCATAAGCACTTTTTCCTCTTTGGCCTGCTACGCCTACGGTACTAATAGTAATAGGTTCAGTGATGTTTACTTTTACTTCCATTGTTAGCTAATCTCCTTAGTGTAATGATTCGTCGGGTACAATCGTCATCATACCCATAATGATTTTAAGGCTGTAACTGCCTTGCTTAACTAAGAACACGTCGTAAAGCCCTTTAGTGTAAGTCCTCGGCATGTTCTTTGATACCTCGCCGCTTATGCGACAACGTATCTGACCGTCTTCGACCGTGCAGTCTGCGTGAACAAGTTCCACGTCGTTGAGTGAACGTATCTTCATAACGGCTTTTGCACCCGTTAAATCGGGTGCATTGGTCATTACGTACACACGCTCAAAGTCGCTTCCAATGTGAAGTTCATCGTTGTGTGTTTGCATTAGTTAGTCCTCTTTCCGCTTATCTTCTCTTGCGGCTAACCAGTCGGCTACGAACGGTACGTACCGTTCGGGTACTACTTTCTGCCCGTCGGTTACGTCCTCTTTGGTCAGTACGTAATTGCCATTGAGTACCTGCCATCCGTAAATGGGTATCATTGTCTTGAAAATACGCATAAAAAACCACTCCTTTATAAATAATAAAATAGTATATAGTGCTTCTCGCATTAGGATTCACTCCCTTCTGCAAGAGTTGCAACCGTTTCGGAAAGCTCCGCTATACTTGCCATGATTTGTTCTTGTATATCCGTAAGTTGCGGAGCGTCTACTTCTTGCGGCTCTGACGGCTCAATCGGCGTAAGCGGTATATCTTCCTTGACCTCACGCTTTACTATCTTGCCGTCCTTAAGCTCTATTGTTGAGATGTCGTAATTGACGGGGTCTTGCACCTCGGTACAATCTTGATACGGAAGTCGTAACTCGGACTGTGCCTTACACGTTCCGTCCGAACGAAAGTAGTAATACATGTTCTCTCACTCCTCTACTACCAAAACGATACGACGCATACTTTGATTGTTCCCCACGTGGTGTACAGTCGTCGGGGGTCGCTTCTTAGGCCATAAACAACTTTGCAGTTATAGCACGTTCCGTCATCGGCTACGCCTACTATGTGCTTTCCGAATTGGGGGTCGTCTTTATCTACGCCACGACCCATTCGATTTGTACGTACCTGCGGAAAGATAGCGTCGGCCTGATAGCCGAAAAATACAAACATATTCTCGTTATAATAGCCTTGGTTTACGTAAGGTATCCCCCACACAACTCTCTGATTCATTAAGGTGCTGTACGAATAAGAGAAGTTGCTGCGATTGTTAAACCAGTCAACTACCCTTTTAGTTTCCTCTTTTTCAACGTGTACAGGAAAACGACGCTTTAGCTCTTCATTTACACGGTGCGGTAAATCCCCGTTTATCCAGTCGGTGCGACCAAAGTCTGTCTTGTTCGGCAAATACTCCGTGGTGTTTATCCAGTAGTATTTTTGGGCTGACCCGTTGTAGTCGTACCCTGCAACAATACCACTTGCAAAGTAGTCGCTGTTAATAAGGTCATACTCAAGCACGTATATAATCGACTTCTCGATAGCATACCCTTCGGGAAGTACGATTTTATCGCCGCTATCAACAACCTGTGTCGATACGTGTACGGGTTTAAGCTGTTCGCCTTCGGCATATACGGACTTAGCGTCGATACGACTCCCAATGATATTAGCGCCGATGATGTCCCCGTTCGGTAAGACTTGGAAACTGCTGTCGTTGTTACGGAACGTACCGCCGATTATCGTACCGCCGTGCAGTTCGCCTACGTTCTGAGTGATCGCCGATAAACTATCTACCTGCATTTTATCGGCCGTCACCGCTCCTGCCTGTATCATGCCTTTCGTAATGACGTTCTGGTCGAACACGGCGTCACTTGTAACATGTAGTAGCCTGCCGTCGATTCTCGTACCCGTCGGTGACAAGTTGATTCGTGAGATAAGCTCTTTACCGTCTAGGCTGTTAATCCGTAAATCAACGCTGTTCGAGAGCTGAGTAATACGGGATTGAGTGCCTGTAATGTCGGACTTCACAACCCCGACGTCGCCTTCAATCTTGGCAATCGTCCTGTCTATTTCATCCAAGCCTAACGCTTCACGGCTAAGTAGTGACTTATCGATTTCGACCTTAACAGTCGCCGACTGTTCGTCACTCTTCGGGCCCTCGCCGAAGATATCGGTATATGCGACTTGAACTCGGTAGACGCTCGGATCAAGAATAATTGAGAACGAACCGGTCGACGTGAAGTACGCCGTGCCGTCTATATAAACATTCGCTCCGCTGCACCCCTTCGGGATAGCGTCGAAGGTGACCCGCACACCTGACGCCCCACCTTTCACGATTACGTGAGTAGGTGCTTTCGGTGCGTCCTTCTTATACGCTAGCTGAGCCGCCGCACTGTACGCACCCTGTGTGTTACGAGCAAACACGAATATCGTTCCCTGTCGTTCCGTAAGCGGCAGTACCGCCTGAAGGTCTGTAGTCTGAACGAGTAGCCCTGCGGCTTCTCCCGGTGCGTTATTCGTTCTGACCTCATAGTAGGCTATCGAGGTGTTCGTGACCGCACTCCACCGTGCCGTCGCTCTGTCGGTGAACTCTATAGTGAGGTTCTCAGGAGCAAGCGGCTTTGTGGTCTGTTCGGCTACGATAACGTCAAGATACTCCACCGCATCAGGTACCGTATACTCTCCAAGCTCGTTCGCTGTCGTGACAGCAACTCGGATCGTTT